GAATGAGAAAGAAAATGACAAGTATCGAAAAAGAACAGTGGGATAAATTATACCAGTATGTAAAAAAAGAGATACTGTTTTATGATGATTCTCAGTCAATTCCTTCTGGTCTTGTATTAAGGCTAAAAGGATTGACTAAGGGAAAGTATATTGAAAATAGAAATATTAAAGATAATGCAGATTATTCGTATGAAATTGTTTTGTATACTTTTCAAATTTGTAGACCATCTATTATGAGCGCATTGTCAAATAAAGTATTTGAATCTGAAAATAACAAATTTAATTATATATGCAAAATAGTAGAAAACAATATCAATGATGTTTATCTGAGAGTACAGAAAACAAAAAAATCAGATGAAAACATTGAACATTTAGATACAAGTATTTTGTCTCATAATGGTGGAGAATATCAAAAGAAGACAGAAGAGTTAAAGAATAAAAGACTAAATGAATTGTGGTAAGGTGGTGAAAAATATAGGAAAGCTTGTAGATTTAACAGGTAAAAGATTTGGGCGACTTAGTGTAATAAGTCGTGGTGAAAATTGTTATATATCAGATGGAAATCCTATAGTTACATGGGATTGCGTATGTGACTGTGGGAATAAAAAGAATGTTAGGGCTGGAGATTTAAGAAGTGGAAAAACCTTATCATATGGATGTCTATTTTTAGATATAATTTTTAACGTATCACATAGAAAATACAATAGTTATGATAATAGTATAGCGAAGGCAGGTGTAATGAATGGCTAAAACAAAAATTACACCATTTGAACAAGAGTTAATTGATGTTATAAAAAAAATTACGGAATTTAAAACAGCGGCAGAAGCCAACATTGTTTCAATTATTTATTTAAATCCAGATTCTATATTTGAGACAAATCTTGATTTAGATGAATTTAATAACAATATTTGGAGAGTTTATTGGACAATTGCAAATGATATTGTAAAACACGAAAAAAAGAATTCGCTTGATGAAATTACAGTTGGTTTGTATCTTGAAAAGCATTCTAAGCTAAGGGCAAAGTATGATGAGTATGGTGGATATGACACTATCACAAATGCTGGAGCTTATGTGAAAGTTGAAAATTTAGATGGTTACATACACGAACTGAGAAAGTGGAACAGTGTTATTAAACTTGCGAAAAGAGGTTGCCCTGTTAAAGATAGGTTAAGTGATTATTGTGATATGACTGCCGAAGAAATATACAACGAATGGGAAGCATTTATTAATGATATTTTTGTAAATGTAGACTGTGATGTTAAAAGTTATGATATAGCAGATGGCATTTACGATTTGATTGAAAAATTAGATAAAGGATTCGCTATCGGCTTGCCTTATAACAATATGGAAACAATAACAAAAGAAACAGGTGGTCAATATCTTGGTTCTATTACATTAGTTGGTGGTTTGAGTAATGTTGGAAAATCAACATTTGCGAGAAATGCAACGATACCAACTGCAATCAAGGAAAAAGAACGTGTGGTTGCCATGATAAATGAGGATAATTTAGATAAATGGCAAAGAGAATTACTTATATTTGTGGCAAATAATATTATCAAAGAAGATTTGCAGAAACATGTTGTAAGAGATGGACATTATAAAGATGATACAAAAGTATTATTATATAAAGCTGCCGATTGGATTGTAGAACAAACACAAAATCACATATTAACAATCATACCATTTACACAATATAAAACAAAAAATGCAATCAAAGTTATTAAAAAGTATTCAAGCATGGGAGTAAAATATTTCATTTTAGATACTTTTAAACTAGATGCAGGAGATGTCAGTGACAGATCTTGGCTTGAAATGCAACAAAATATGGTTGAAATAAATGATGTTATAAAGCCTGAATCAAGGAATTTACATATTCTTATTACATTCCAGTTGGCAAAAGGAAGTGTCAAGCAAAGATATTATACACAAGATAATATTGGTATGTCAAAAAACATTATTGATCCTGCTTCTACATGTATTATGCTTCGTGACCTATATGATGATGAATATACAGGTGAGCGTAGAGAGCTGAAGGTGTATCGTCTTGAAGGTAAAAATGGGAAAACCAAAATTCCTGTCAAGTTGGATAAAGATAAGCATTATCAGATAGGATTTATTATTAAAAATAGAGAGGGGTCTGCTAATAGATACCAAGTAGTATTTAGTCATGATATGTCAAGAAATATTATGCATGAAGTAGGAATTACAAATGTCCCAGTGGACTTTTAATTGATACACAAAGAGGTGATTGATATAAATAAAAAAATAAAATGGAAATATGAAATAGGGCAACATATTACAAACGAAACTAGAGATACCATAATAACGAATAGAGAAATTAGACATAAAAAATCTATGTGTAATGGTAAAATAATTAATCGAAATGATAAGTGGTACGAGTGTTTGTGTAATCAATGTAATCAAAAACATTGGGTTATTTATTATGATGTTAATAAAAATGGTTGCCCTTATTGTACATCAAAAATAGTGAAAAAAGGAATAAATGATATAGCAACAAAAAGACCGGATTTGCTATGCTATTTATTTAACAAAGATGATGGATTTAAATATTCAGTTGGGTCACAAAAGTGTATAGATTGTATTTGCCCTATTTGTAAAACGCATAAAAAATCAACACCTCTGTTGTTATCAAGACAAGGATTTTCTTGTGATTATTGTAATTCAATTGGTGTAAAAAGACCAGATTTGATTAAGTATTTTAAAAATAAAGAAGATTCTTATAAACATTTTTGTCATGAAAAGAAAAAAGTTGAATTAGTATGCCCTGATTGTAATAGAACTAAAAAAATGTCTTTAGGCAATTTAGTAAATTATGGATTTGTATGTGATTATTGTTCTTGTGGTATTAGTGTGCCTGAAAGATTTATTATATCGCTTTTAAAACAATTAGATGTTGATTATATATATCAATTAAACAAAAGTGTATTAGAATGGTGTGACAAGTTTAGATATGATTTTTATATTCCTGACCAAAACATTATTATAGAAACGCATGGTGGACAACATTATTTTAATGCGTTTGGTATGAAATATGAACAGGTACATGAAAATGATATTGTAAAAGAAAAACTTGCAAGAAACTATGTAAAAGAATACATTACATTAGATTGTCGTAAATCAGATATCGAATGGTTAAAAAATTCAATATTAAAAAGTAAGTTAAATGAAATATATAACTTAATAGATATAGATTGGGATTTATGTTATCAAAATTCTTTGAATTCAATTGTAAAAGAGATATGTTTGTTTTATATGAGTAACTTATATCTCAGTAACGATGATATTTGTAAAAAATATGGTATTAATTATCAAATGTTAAGAAGATATTTGATGATAGGAAATCAATACGGTTGGTGTAATTACAATGATATAAAATCAAAAAACAAACATGGTAAAAAAGGTTTTGCTATTGATGTTTATAAAGACGATCAGTTTTTATTTACTTATAAAAATGCAAAATTATTAGCTCAAAATGCTCAATCATTATTAGGAATAAAATTATATGCTCCAACAATACTCGATACTTGTAGATGTAAAAGAAGCGAATATAAAGGATATGTTTTTAAATTTAGTAATATGTCAGGAGATTATTAAGTATTATGGATATTCACTCATTAAAAGAATACATCTATAGTAACAATAAAATTGAATTTATATTAAATGAAATTGGGTGCAGTCATATAGTTTACCATCCCAATAAAGAATATTATAGCTGTTCAAATTGTAATGGTGATAATAAGGGTGCGATCAATATCAAAAATAATAAGTATTTAAGTTGTATAAATTATACTAGAGAAAAAGAATTTGATGATAATTCTGATTTGCTTACATTGGTTCAGTATAACAAAAGATTACATGATTCTAAATTTTCATTTTTTGATACAATTAAATATTTACATAAGATATTAGGGTTGCCACTTACATATAAAAAACAAGATGAGAAAAAAGAAGTAATTGATCCGTTATATATATTTAAAAAAGTAAAGGTAAGAAGGAAAAGACAGAATGTACTTGACTTTCATGTATTGAATGAAAATGAATTACAAGATTTTGTACCATATATTCATATAGATTTTTTTCGTGAAGGAATTATGCCATGGACAGTAAAGAAATTTGGACTTGCATATAGTTACAGATACAAAAGAAATATTATTCCTTTAAGATATTGGCTTACTGGTGAATTACTTGGATTCAATATGAGAACATCAGTAGAAAATTATGAACTGTTTGATATCAAAAAATATTTTATTACACCAGGTTATCCGAAACAGATGAACTTGTTTGGTTTATGGGAGAATAAAGAAATTATTCAGGAAAAAGGATATGTTATTGTTTACGAAGCGGAAAAATCAGTTTTAAAAAGAGATAGTTTAAATGATAGCACAGGTGTTGCATTAAGCGGTCATGAAATCTCAGATGAACAAGTTAAAATACTTATTGGTTTGAATGTGGAAATCATTATCGCACTTGATAAAGATATAGACGTTGATCACATTAGGCATTGTTGTGAAAAATTTTACGGAATAAGGAAGGTTTCGTATTTATATGATATACATAATCTTTTAAACGAGAAAGACAGTCCGGCAGATGCACCCAATAAAATTTTTGAGTTTATGATGCAATATAGAATAGTGTATGACAATGAAGAACATAGGAAATATTTGAAAAGTTTGAAGAAAGTGGGTACTTAATGGGAAGAAAAACAAGAGAAGAATTAGAAGATGTTAAAAGAAAGTATGGCGTAGATAGATTGTGGAGTTGGAGTAGATTTAATACGTATCATAACAGTCCTTTTGAGTATTACCTAAAATACATAAAGAATATGCCAGAAGACAGACAGGATTGTATTTATACAGTTACAGGCGGTATGTCGCATGAAATCATGGAAAATTTATATTTAGGCAAGATTAAATATGAGGATATGGACGGTGAATTTGAAGATGCATGGATGACAGCCGGTATAGCAGAATTAAAGTTTGATAGAAATGATAGTGAAAAGAACAAGAAAATTGCTGATAAGTATTATAGAAACCTAAAACATTTCTTTAATAATCATCAAATAATTCCTCACAAAGTTGAAATTGAAAGATTTATTAATGTCCTGATAGGGAAAAATGTATTTCAGGGATATATAGATGTGTGCTTTAAAGATAATGAAGGCTGTTTCAATATCTTGGATTGGAAAACGTCTTCTATATATAAGGGAGAAAAGGCATTAAATGAATGTGGACAGTTAGTAGTATATGCTATTGGTCTGCATCAGATGGGAGTACCATATGAAAAAATTAAAATATGTTGGAATTTCTTGAAATATGTAAAGGTAGATTGTGAACAGGCAAATGGGAAGTGGACTACGAGGGAAATTGATAGATGTGAGATTGGAAATAAGTTACAGACAAGTGTAAAAATGTGGTTGAAAAAATTAGGATATGAAAATGAGCTAGTTGAATATCTTGATATGTTAGTACAGACGAATGATATGAAGTGTTTGCCAGAAGATGTACAAGCCAAGTATAAATTCCATGATTGTATCGTATATGTAGATTTGACACAGGAACTTATTAATAGGTGGGTAACTGATATCACAAATACAATTGATGAGATTATAGAAAAAGAAGAAAAATATAAGGCAAAAGAACTAACTGACAAAGAAAAGGCAGAAGAGATTTTCTTTGACACACCAGAACAAGTTGAAAAGCAAAGTTATTATTTCTCTACATTATGTACATATTCACCAAACCTACATAAACCATATAAAAAATATTTAGACGCTTTAACAGCACAGCAAAATGGTGATGATTTCTTTAGTGGAGTAGGGAGTAGAGTTACAGAAGATAAGGATGATAAAGATGATGATTTATCTTGGTTAGATAATTTATAAGAGGTGGTTGATTGAATTATACAGTATATCATTTACATAGTGATCTAAGTAATGGAGTTACTAATATAGATAGTGTTACAAAATATAATGAATATATTTCATATGCTCAGTCATTGGGCATGAAAGCAATGGGTTTTTCAGAACATGGTTCTATTTTGGAATGGGTACATAAGAAAACAAAAATTGAATCCTGTGGTATGAAATATATTCATGCAGAGGAATTTTATGTAACAGAGCAATTATACTTCGATCCAGATATAACAGAATTATGTGAATCATTACTTGGTACAGATCCAATAGAGGCACAAGAAGAAGTTCAAAAATACATTGAAGAAAATAAAATTCAAAAAAGGGATAATTACCATTGTGTTTTGATTGCAAAAAATTATGATGGTGTAGTTGAACTAAATGAATTATCATCCAGAGCATTTGTTAGAGATGGTCATTTCTACTATAATCCAAGGATATCATTTGATGAATTAGTTTCTACATCAGACAATATAATTATCTGTACTGCTTGTATAGGGGGAATCTTGGCAAGTGGTACAAAAGAAATACAAGAAAAATTTTTAAAGTTTTTAATAGAGAATAAGCATAGATGCTTTCTGGAGATACAACATCATTATGATGATATGCAGATTAAATATAATCAGTATCTTGCAATGATTTCAAAAAAATATGGAATACCTTTGATTGCTGGTACAGACACCCATGCATTAAATGAAAGACATTTACTTGGTAGAACCATTATGCAAAAGTCAAAAGATGTGAAATTTGATAATGAGTCAAACTGGGATCTTACATTTAAAACTTATGATGAATTAGTCAAGGCATATGAAAAACAGGGTGTATTATCAAAAGATATTTATCTCGAAGCGATTGAAAACACTAATGTTATGGCAGATTCCATAGAGGAATTTAGTCTCGATTACTCTAAAAAATATCCTAAATTATACAATGATTCTATGGGTGTGTTTAAACAAAAAATATTAGAAGGGATTAAAGAGAGAGGTGTTAATAAATATAGTAATTTTCAAGAGTATAAAAACAAAATTGTATATGAGTTAGAAACATATAAACATAATGATGCTATTGATTTTATGTTGCTTGAAGAAGATTACAAAAGGGAACTTAGAAAACAGGGTGTACATTATGGATATTCAAGAGGATCAGTTTCGGGCAGTGTGATAGCTTACCTTTTAGAAATTACAGATGTTGACAGTATCAAATATAATTTGAATTTTGAAAGATTTATGAATAAAGAAAGAATTAGTCTTGCAGATGTAGATTCAGACTGGTTTAGTGAGGATAGGTGGAAAGTAAGAAAGTACTTATTTGAAAAAGAAGGGCTATACTGTTGCAACATAATTACTTTTAATACGATAAAAATGCGTGGTGCTATCAAAGACGTCGGAAGGGCATTAGGCATGACACCACAAGAAACACAAGAATTATCTAATCTTGTTCAGGAAGACGAAAATAAAAAAGAATTTGTAGATGAAAAAATAAGGAATAAGCATAAAGAGTTGTTTGAATATGTTGATATTGTTGTTGGTACAATTACATCACTTGGGAGACATGCAGCCGGACTTGTAGTATCTCCACATGAAGTAGACAAGGCGTTTGGTACATTATATATATCTTCTGATGATAAACCAATTTCGCAGATAAATATGAAAGAGATTGATTCTTTGAACTATGTTAAATTGGATATTCTTGGTCTTGACTGTGTTGGGCTTATAGACAAAACGTGTAAAGCAGCAGGAATACCATTTATTACACCAGACAATATAGATTTTAATGATAAAAATGTCTGGGAGGATATTGCCAAAGATACAACATTGATTTTCCAATTTGAATCTGATTTTGCTGGGTCGTATTTAAGAGATATTTTAAGTGAAGCTACGATAAACAATATCAAGAAACAAAATCCTAACTTTTCCTATATAGATTTGATGAGTATGGCAAATGGTGCTATTAGACCAGCGGGAGCGTCTTATAGAACAGAATTGTCACAAGGTATCTATCGAGATAATGGACATCCTGCTTTAAATGAATTTTTAGCACCGACACTTGGTTATTTGGTATATCAGGAACAGATTATAGAATTTTTATATAAATTTTGTGGCTTTACAATGGGAGAAGCTGATATTGTTCGTAGACATTTTAGCAAAAAGACAGGGACAGAGAATGATATTCCTGTAATTAAAGATGGTGGTTATATGCTGAATGATAAAGGAGAACAAGTAAATAATCATTATATTAAAGGGTTTATTCAGACAATGCAGGATGATTATGGAGTTGAAAAGGAAAAGGCAGAAGAATTGATTGTAAACTTTCTGCAAGTTATCATAGATGCTTCAGCGTATTTGTTTTCAAAAAACCATGCTGATCCTTATTCATTCTTGGGTTTTGCATGTGGTTATTTAAGGCATTATTACACGATTGAAACTCTAACATCAGCACTTAATATTTATTCTTCTGACAAAGAAAAGTCATTAAATATTAAAGAATATATTCTTTCAAAAGGATATACGATTGAGCCAATACGATTTGGTAAATCAAAAGCAGAATATGAATTTGATAAAGAAAATGGAATTATATATCAAGGGATAGGTGCAATTAAATATTGTAATGATACTATTGCAGAAGAATTATATGCATTAAAAGATAATAAATATCATTCATTTGTTGAACTTATCAAAGATATTAAGAGTAAGACTTCTGTAAATTCCAGACAATTAGAAATATTGACAGGATTAAATTTCTTTTCTGAATTTGGTAAAAACAAGTATCTGCTAGAAGTTATAAAAATTTATGATAAATTTGCCACCTGTAAGCAGATAAAAAAGAGCAAATTAGAAGAACTTGGTATTTCAGAATATATAGCAAAGAAATACTCTGAAAAAGAAACAAATTCGCTTTTTAAGCAAATAGACAATATTGGTTTAGTCGAAGAACTGTGTAAACATATAGAGAATAAAGAGATGGGGATCATCGAGATGATCAAGTTTGAAAAAGAACATCTTGAAATGGTTGTTTATACAAATCCGAAAGTCAGTGATAATTATTATATAATTGTTGATTACAAGACTTTTAAGGATACAACAAAACCATACTTTACAGCAAGAAAAGTCAGAACTGGGGAGGAAATTCATTCAAGAATTAAGCAGAGTAGAATATTTAAAGAAAACCCGTTTGGTTTATATTCGGTGTTAAAAATAAAAGAATTTGACCAGGAATTTAAAAAGAAACCTATTAATGGTGTTTGGACAGTAACAGACGAGTTAGAAGATGTATTAACCAATTATGAAGTGATTAAGTAGGTGGGTTATATATTGAAAAATAAAGATGAAAAAGAAGTATTATTCAAAGGTAGGATAGTAAGAGCTATTTATGAGAGTGAAGATTATAGAGTATATGCGGTAGATGTTGATAAATACATCTACCCAGATATAAAACTTACAAAATATGGTAATGCAACAATTTCTGGTGAAATACATGAATTGGGTAAAGGTATTGAGTATGAAATTAAAGCAGTAGAACAACTGACAAAAAATGGTTGGGGCTATAAGGTTCTTAATATAAGAAGAAACAAACCTCAATCTGCATCAGATATGTATGTATTTCTTCAAGAAATCTTAACTTTAAACCAGGCACAAACATTATATGAAGTGTATCCTGATATTGTTGATCGTGTGATGAATAATAATCTGGAAGATGTTGATTTAAATAAACTGCATGGTATTAAAGAATATACATTCAATATTATAAAGGATAAGATTGTTGAAAATTTTTGTTTGGCAGAATTAGTTGTGGAGTTTCAAGGATTATTGAGTCTTCCAATGTTGAAAAAACTATATGAAAAATATTCATCAATAACTATGATTAAGAAAAAACTTAGAGAAGATCCTTACAAATGTCTTTGTGGTTTGGCAAGAGTTGGTTTTGCAACAGCAGATAGTATTTTACTAGAATTAGAAAAAGTATCACAAGAGAATGTAAAAAATAACAAGCCAGCAATTATTGAATTTGATTCTGAATTAAAGACAAGTGATCATAGATGTTTATCATGTATGTTGTATTTGTTAGAAAAGAATGAAGAAGATGGACATACATTGATGTCAATAAATGATTTAAGGAATCAGTGCATGAAGTTAGTTCCGGCATGTTCTAATCATTTTGTAGAGTGTATGAAACACGAAAGTATTTATTATGATAAAGATTCTATGGTTGTTTCTATCAGAAAAACATACGAAATAGAGAAATTTATAGCAGAGCAAATAGTTATTGGACTCACAAATACAAAAAATAAGTGGGATTTTGATTATAATAAGTACCACATTGTTAATGGTTGCGAACTGTCGGACGAACAGATGCAAATAGTAAAAAATATTTGTAAATACAATGTTTGTATCCTTAACGGAGCCGGAGGAACAGGAAAATCATTTTGTACTCAGGCAGTGATTAATATGTTGAAAGATAATAATAAATCATTCAGATTATTTTCTCCAACTGGTAAAGCAGCGAAAGTATTGTCAGATTATACAAAAGAAACAGCAACAACCATTCATAGAGGGTTAGGTTATATACCTCCTAATACATGGACTTATAATGAAACACACAAACTTGATTGTGATGTGCTTATTATTGATGAAATTTCTATGACAGATGTTTTTTTATTTAAAAGAATATTAGACGCTGTTGATTTTAGAAGAACAAAATTATTGATGATTGGCGATAATGCACAGTTACCATCTGTTTCGTGTGGAAATCTATTACATGATTTTATGCAGTCTGATGTTATTCCAACTGTAACGCTTACAAAGGTTTTCCGTTATGGAGAAGGCGGCTTAATGAAGGTTGCTACTGATGTGAGATTTTGCAAAGAATATTTGATGGGAATAACAAACCAGTTTACATGGTTTGGAACAAATAAAGATTATGCGTTTGTAAATATCGGTAGTGACATCATGGTGAAAAATGCAGTCGCATTATATAGCAAACTGCTTTCACAGGGATATAAAGTTGAGGATATACAGTTATTAACTTCTTATAAAAAAGGAGATGTTGGAACACTTGTAATAAACAATGCAATTCAGAAAGTTGCCAATCCTAACTATGGTAGTTCTGAATATATGAAGGTTGGAGACACAATATATTATAAAGGGGATCTTGTAATTCAAAATGTTAATAATTATCATGCTCAGTTATTTGTGGATGATGATTATGGATTTGATGACGATTTAGAAGAAACATTTATTGCAAATGGAGAAACAGGTATTGTAAAAGATGTCTTCAATAGTTACTTATTAATTGATTTCGACGGTGTGACTGTAAAATATTATAGAAATGATATGCAAATGGTTGGTTTAGGATATTGTATTACAATCCATAAATCACAAGGAAGTTCCATAAAGGTTGTTATATTACTTACACCGCAATCTCATACATATATGTTGAACTCAAATTTAATTTATGTAGGACTGACCAGGATGAAGGAAAAATGTTTCCATTTAGGTAATATTGATACTGTAAACCAAGCTGTCAAGAAGAAAGCGAATTTTGTTAGAAATACATTTATGCAAAGACTGATTAAAGAGAGTTGCGAAAATCTTAAAGCTGCAAAAGCTACATCGTAAAAAGTCTATATATAGTGGAAAGTATAATAAAATGACCACTATATATAGACTATAAATGCCAATGAAATAGGACATTCATTATGAATGCCCTGCTGATTTTTTACCCTTTGATTTCTTGCCATTTTTTGAGGAAAGAGCTAATTTAAGAAGTCCATTTTGAACAGTGAGTTCACGATTGGATTGTTCAACTGCATCAATATGATTTAACAATTTCCCCTCTCGTTTTGCCTTATAAACCGTACTCTTACTTGTTTTAGTAATTTTAGAAAGAGCATCAATTGCTTTCCCAGAAGGATTCAGTGCGGCGATGCCTTTCTTTTGGTCATTAGAAAGTTTTTCCTTTCTCATAAGTGATCACCTTCTTTCCCCAATATACTTTCTTTTATTCTACTAGATATTAGATTCGTTGACAATAGCATTGTTACAAAAAATAGTCCAGAATAACATAAAAAAATGAACATGTACCTAAATTGGATTGAATAGTTAAGTAAATGGAGAAGTAGACTATGGATATAAAAAGAAAATATGAAAACAGATATTGGTTAGTAAACGATAATGTTTACGAATTACATTTTATACAGTTTTATGATGATGAAACTATTCTAAAATTTATACAAGACAAAGATGATTCAGAAAATTACATATATGCATCAGATTTATTGAATGTAGAGAATGATGAAATACAAGCAGATTCAATAGAAGACGCTATGGAACAGTTTGAAGATATGGTAGTAGAACATATCAACGATGAGATTTCTTATTATGAGGAAATGTTAGATAAGTTCAATGAAGGGTGTGAATAAATGAGTGATATGAGTTTAAAACCATGTCCGTTTTGTGGAAGAAATATAACAGATGATGATATTCATGGTGGTGTAATAATAGGATTATTCATTTAGCGAGGTGAAATGATATACGAATAGAAAATATAAAAGTAGGCGAAAGTTATACCTATCAAGAATTATGTAATTTATTAGGTGTTAAATATTCCAAAGCTTCTAATAAGAAAGTTGAGTTTCTTGAAAAATTAGAAAGTTATTGTGAATATGAAAGACCAGACAATAGGCATTTTACTATTAATAAAATATATGAAATTCCATTACCAACACTTAATGATGATTACTTTTACAAAACTATGATTATTCCTGTTAAATGTTCTGATGAAGATTATAAATATTTAATGCAATGTAGTCGTTGGGCAGGTAAGTGTTGGAATGAAATAGTAAAAGCAGATAATGAGTGTTATAAAGCAACAGGAAAATTTATGAGTCGAGGCGAGATTCAAAAGTTTGTAAAAAATATTACACCATTACATGCTGTTGGAAATCAACACGTATTTACAAAGTATTACTCTGCACGAGATGCAATGTTTCGTTCAAGAAAAGCAGAACATGGAAACAATGATAAAGTAAAACTTCCATATAGAAAGAAGAAATATTTTGTCGTTGGGTGGAATGTATTTTCATATGTGATTGATTATAAAAATCATGAGTTAAGACTTGCTAAAAAACTTGATGAAAATGGTAAACCACAAAAACCAGTAATATGTCATTTCAAAACAATGCCAAAACACGTTGTAGAAATAGAACTTATATATCGTGATGGTTTGTGTCTGGCAGTCAAATACAAAGAACCAAAAACAAATAAAGACATTGAAACAAACAATGTCGCAGCTATTGATCTTGGAGAAATCCACAGTATATCTTCCATTGATAATAATGGAAATGCAATAATAATTACTGGTAGAAAACTTAGAAGTATTAAGAGATTGCAAAATAAAGAACAAGCAAAACTTCGTAGTAAACGAGATAAATTAACCAAAGGAAGTAGACAGTATAGGAAATACAGTCGTGCTATCTATAAGTTAAGTGTTAAAACAGATAAGCAAATTTTGGATTGTGTTCACAAGATAAGCAAATTATTCTTGGATTACTGTATTCAGAATGGTATCTTAAAAGTTTATTATGGAGACTTGGATTCTTGCACAAGGAATACAAAAAAAAGAGCAAACAAGATTGTTGGTCAGAAACTTAATGATTGGTGTTATGGATTATTAACACTTCAATTAGAGAATAAGTTAAGTAGATACGGAATTGCGTTTATCAAAGTATCAGAAGCTTACAGTTCTCAAACGTGTCCTAATTGTGGACATAGGCACAAACCGACTAATAGAAATTATGAATGCCAATGTGGTTATAAACAGCATAGAGATTTAGTTGGTGCAATGAACATCCTCAATTTCAATGATAAAGATGTTCATATTGAGGAGTATAAAAAATTAAAGTATCTACGGATAGCATAATGCAGAAGTAGTAGATGGGTACGTTGGACTCCAAAGTAGTCTGATTGCAATTTAATCAGGAAGTCAATATGACACCCAACGAAACGCTCGTTTTATGTGTAAAAATAGGTATAAAAAAGAAGGTAACTTCTGAGAAATCACTTTGAGATATTAGTGAATTATTCAGTGAAATCGAGTGTAACATGTTCTTTGCCTATTGCAGCTATTTTTTCTAAAGAGGTTGATACTGCTTTTGAACATTTTCTAATAGTAAGGATACCATTTGTTTTTACAATAATTGCTGCAAATTTTTCTAAGGAGGTTGGTACATAATCTGAATAATTAATTGTAACATTACATCCAATGGCACAAAGTTTCTCAATTGTGGTTGACATTACTGCCATGTAAATCACTACCTTTCAATTAAAAATGTAAACATATAATAACACAATAAGAATTATTTGTAAATAATCAATTAATCCACGGTTTCAAATAGAAATCATAATTAGAAGAAATGAGGTGTAAATGGCTAAATTAATAAAACGAAATAATAGCAAAGAACCAAAGAAGCCTAAAAAGCCAATAGAAGAAATAAAAATTGGTGATATTGTTGTGGTTCAAGGCAAACAATTTCAAGTATATCAAATAGACGAACTTCTAAATAAAAGATGTCTAGTGGACAAGTATGCTTGTGATTATTATATTAAACATGGTGAAAAAGTAGAAGTAGTAAATGAGTTATAAATCATATTGGCGTATGTATATAGCTCAAAGATTTTTGGACATACACACAAATATTCTAAAGATTTTACCCCAATTAAAATAATGAAGAAAGAGGTGGTTTTATTCTAAGAAATAAAAGTACTATCATGTTTTTTTTGCTTATTTTTGTATTGGTATGTGTGCCATCTAGTACTGTCAATGCAAAAAGAAAGTATTATTACAAAACAAAGTATGTCACAACGAAGCAGTATTTGGGCAAATATAAGATTACACATTACTGTCCTTGTAGAAGGTGTTGTGGTAAATATACAAGAACTGCAAGTGGCACAAAACCAAAGGCTGGTCGGACAATTTCAGTAGATCCTAATAGAATCAAGTTGGGTTCCAAAGTTAAAATTGGTAATAAAACTTATATTGCAGAAGATACAGGTGGTGCAATTAAAGGTAAGAAAATAGATATTTTTGTCAAAACTCATAAAGAAGCTCTTCGAAAAGGAATTAAATACAAAAAAGTATATTTGATTAAAAAGAAGAAAGTGAAGGTGAAGCGTTTTTTATGAGAAAAATATTAGTTATGTTTATAGTCATGTTGCTTACAAATAGAACAGTATATGCAAAGGAAGTCACATTGATAAATCATGCAACTTTTATTGAATCCATCAATGAAACAGAAAGCAAATATCAATATGAATCTATTATAGAAGTAAAGGATATATTAATCGGCGAATTTGTGCTTACGGCATATTGTCCATGTAGTATTTGTTGTGGTTCATATAGTAATCCTTCCTGTCCTAAAACAGCGAGTGGTACTATTGCACAAGCTAATCATACAATTGCTGCCGACACAGATATATTGCCATTTGGAACAGAGGTTGTTATTGATGGAGAAACTTATGTTGTTGAGGATGTTGGGGGTGGAGTGAACGGCAATCATATAGATGTATTTTTTGATACACATTCAGAAGCGTTGGCTTTTGGAAGAAAAGTAGAAAAGGTATATAGACAAGAGGAGGTAAAAACAGTGTTTAAATCAGTAGAATTTAGAGAATATATGATGATTACAGGTGATTTAATGAAACGAAAAATCGCAGAACATTATTATGACAAAGCGACTGGTAATGTTACATGGAAGAATGGAAAAGACGATATTGTGGCTATCAGGAAGAAAAATAATAATGGTGTCTATGAACATAAAATAGAAGAAAATATATATAAGGAATGGAAAAGGAGTAGATAAATGGGACGAGTTATTATTCAAGAAAATCATACTACAAAACATCCTATCACAATGATTGGAGAGGAGGCTGGTATATGTTGGGGTGCTGATACATCAAACTCTCAAAAAAATTACGAAAGGGGAATTAGCTGTTTAAAATCACAGCATGGTAGGACATGGGAATTTCCTGATATATATATGGTGTTAGAGGGATATTCTGCAAGAGTAATTCGCGAATGGTATACGCATTTAGGAGGTTCTCCAACAAGGCTTCAAGCGAGTACTAGGTATATAAATTATGAGCATGGATTTGATTTTGTAATTCCGTATTCCATTAAAAATAAAAAAAGTTCTTTCTATTTATATATGAGTGCAATGCAAAATATTATAGATACTTTAAGATCATTAGATGATTTAGGTATTCCTAGAGAGGATTCTGCTATGCTATTGCCTTTGGGGATGTGTACAAAAATTGTGGATAAGCGAAATTTTAGAAATCTTGTTGATATGTCTCATCAAAGAATGTGTAGTAGAGCATATTGGGAATTTAGAGAACTATTTGATGATATTTCAAAAGCACTAAGTGAATATTCAGAAGAATGGAAATATCTGGTAGAACATTATTTTATGCCAAAATGTGAATTGTATGGATATTGTACGGAAGTAAAATCTTGTGGAAGAAAGGCAAAAAAGGAAGAAGAATGAATAAGCAAATTTTTATTATAAATGGCTCTGGGAGAGTTGGTAAATCCACTTTTTGTAATTTAATTAGAGATTATAGTGGTCATGATACATATATTATTTCGTCAGTAGATGATATTAAAGAGAAAGCAAAGCTTATGGGCTGGGACGGCATATCTAAAACAGAAAAGGATAGAAAATTTTTGGCAGATTTAAAAAATTTATGCACATGGTATAACGATGCTCCATATGATTACATTAGGCAACAAATTATGTATTTTGAAGCAACACCTAAATCTGAACTTATGTTTATCCATATTAGAGAACCAAAAGAAATTGAAAAAATAAAGCAGAAATATCCATATATAAAAACTATTTTAATCACCAATAAAAATGTTCCACATATAACAAGTAATGAAGCGGATGCTGGTGTGTTTGATTATCAGTATGATTTTGTTATTCAGAACGATGGCAGTTTGGATGAGTTAAAAGATAAAGCACTGGAATTGCTTAAGGAATTTGAAGGTGGTGGGTCGGATTAAAAAGAAATTGTTTTTGGATTTTGATGGCGTAATTGTCAATACAATATATACCATTTGTTCATTATATAATGAAGATTTTTGTAAATATAAAGATTACCATTATGTTGACTGGACTGAAATTGAATCGTGGGAGTTTCAGGAATTAAATTGTGCTACCAGAGAATATATTGATATTTATTTTAATCAGCCTCGTTTCTTTCAAAATATTAGATTTATGGAACATGCAGATTATATTATAGGCAAATTATCTGAAAAATATGATATTACAATTGTCTCAATGGGAGATGTAGCTAATCTTAAATTAAAAGAAGAGTGGATATCAGAAAACATGCCCTATTGTGAATTTGTTGGCTGTGATTTTAAGGATTGTCTGGATAAATCGCATATTGATATGTCCGGTGCAACATTTGTAGATGACTCGGTAAATAATCTTGAAAGCAGTAATGCTAGTAAAAAAATATGTTTTGGTGACATATATAAATGGAATAAAGATTGGGACGGTATTCGTTGTTGGAATTGGTATGATGTATTAAGAGAATTGGAGATGTGAATGAAGTTAAAGATTAAGCTGAATACGATTGAAGATGTAAAAAAATTCTGTGATATAACAAATGAATTAGGCTACGACATATATGCAAAACAGGGTCGGTATGTAGTGAATGCTAAATCAGTTATGGGTGTTTTTAGTCTTAATTTGTTAGAAGGTTTTACTGTTGTAATAGAAGATATAAATGAAGAAATCCAAGCGTTCATTCAGGATATCACAGAATTAGGATTTGTTGTGGAGGAATAATTATTGGTCAGAGCGATAGAAGTAAAAAAGAAACCATTTTGGATTAGATGGATATGTGTACATGATTATACTGGTGGTGCCAGAGTTGTATATGATTTAAGAGAAAGAAGGAGACATGCGTATATTTGTTTGAAGTGTGGTAAACGAGATTATATTGATTAGAGATGGAGGGATTGCTATTGA